CGGAGGGATCCTCGCGACCTACGTCCTCGACCTAGCCGAGGACGACGAGGAGGAGGACCCTCCCGATCTAGCGGACAACGTATGGTAATGCCGATGCGGACGCTCCTCTCCTCGGCCCTCGAGCTCCTCGGGCTCGCCGCGCTCACGGTCGGGCTCGGCCTCGTCTGGCTCCCTCTCGGAGTGATCTTCGGAGGGATCGCTCTGGTCGTGATCGGGATCTCCCTCTAGATGAGCCTCCTCCGGAACCTGTTCGAGGGTCGAGGCCGCGGCCGAGGAGAGGCCCGGGAGGCGACCCTCTCTCAGATCCTCGAGGCGACGGGAGGCTCGAGGATGAGCTCGACCGGGATCTCGGTCGGGCCCGACTCGGCTCTCCGGCTCGGCTCGGTCTGGCGCTCTGTGAATCTGATCGCGGATCTCACGGCCGGATTCCCGGTCGACGCGTTCCGTCGACAGGCCGGGATCCGGATCCCGGTCGAGCCGGCTCCGGTCCTCCTCTCCGATCCGTCTCCCGGGATGCTCGATCTCGACTGGCGACGGACCGTCCTCGTCTCGTGGCTCCTCCGAGGGAACGCGGCCGGGATCGTCTCGAGCTCGAGCTCGCTCGGCTACCCGCTCGGGATCGAGCTCGCTCATCCCGACGAGCTCGCGATCTGGAAGGACCGCGGCAAGTGGCGCTACCGGCTCGCCGGCCGTGAGCGGTTCCTCTATCCCGAGGGCGATCTCTGGCACGTTCCCGCGTTCACGATGCCGGGATCTCGGATCGGGCTCTCTCCGATCTCCTACGCGGCCGAGTCGATCGGGCTCGGGCTCGCGGTTCGCCGGTTCGGTTCGGAGTGGTTCTCCGATGGTGGACACCCGACCGCGATCCTCTCGACCGAGCAAGAGGTCGGGCCCGATCTCGCCGCGCTCATCAAGAAGAGGTTCCTCGACGCGACCCGCGGCCGGCGCGAGCCGGCCGTCCTCGGAGCCGGCCTCGAATACAAGCCGATTCAGATCAGCCCGGAGGAGAGCCAGTTCCTCGAGACGACTCGAGCGAACGTCGCGGACGTCGCTCGATATTTCGGAGTCCCTCCCGAGCTCATCGGAGGAGAGAGCGGAGGGTCGCTCACTTACGCGAACGTGGAACAGAGAGCCCTCGATCTGTTGACCTACACGGTCTCCGCGTGGGTCCTCCGGCTCGAGAAGAGTCTCACCGCGCTACTCCCTCGCGGCCAGTACGTGAAGCTGAACGTCGACTCCCTCCTCCGGACGAGCCTCGTCGACCGGATGCACGCTCACGAGGTCGCGATCAGGAACGGGATCCGGTCGAGGAACGAGGCTCGAGCGATCGAGGATGAGGCTCCGATCCCGGACGATCCGGATCCGGCCTTCGGAGACGAGTTCCTCTGGCCTCCGATGAGGTCGACTCCGCTCCCTCCCGGGACAGATGCGCGAGGATTACCTCGATCCGAGGAGGACCGATGAGGACGAGCACGACCGACACGATCGAGGGACGAGCTCCGGCCGGCCGAGATCTCACGCGGCTACCGGACGAGGTCCGGGCCCGACTCTCCGAGGGAGGCCTCGATCTCGTCGAGGCCGGGATCACGGTTCGGCAGGCCGGGAACCTCCTCGAGGCGCGCCGACGTCCGCTCGAGCTCCGAGTCGACGAGGCCGGAGACCCGATCCTCGACGGCTACGCGACCGTCTACGAACACTCCTACGACGTCGCCGGAGGCGCGCCCTACGGATGGACCGAGACGTTCGCCGCGGGAGCCTGTCGGAAGAGTGTCGCGGAGCGCGACGACGTCTCTTTCCTCTACAACCACGAGGGCCTCGTGATGGCCTCGATCCGGGCCCGGACGCTCCTCCTCGAGTCGGACGAGAACGGCCTACGCGTCGAGGCTCACCCGAACCCGAGAATGACGTTCGCCGCGGACGTCGTCTCGATGATCGAGCGAGGAGACGTCGACGAGATGAGTCTCGCGTTCCGCGCGATTCGGCAGGAATGGAACGACGACTACACGGAGCGACGGATCCTCGAGGCTCGTCTCTACGACGTGAGTGCGGTCGAGGCCGGAGCGAATCCCGCGACCGTGATTCAGGCCCGAGCCGAGCGCGAGCTCGAGCTCGAGGAGGCCGGCTCCGAGGCCCGGATCTCGACGGTCCTTGCTCGCGCTATGGCAGACGCGGCAAGATCGCGGGCACCGATCCACTAACGCGCCGACCGAGAACGCCGGCCTCGCGCCGATCTCCCTCGAGGAGATCACCCGAGAGCCACCTTCCCAGAGTCACCCGGGCCGGACCGGAGAGAGAGCTCGACCGAGCGCCTCAGTCCGAGACGAACATTCCCGGGAGGGATCATGCTCACCGCACTACGTAACAAGTTGAAGGGGCTCCTCGACGAGCGAGCCGAGCGACAGGCCGAGCTCGACGCGGTCCTCGAGACCGTCGAGACCGAGGCCCGGTCGAGCCTGACCGAGGCCGAGGAGACCGAGTTCCGGACGATCACGGCTCGGCTCTCCGAGATCGACGCCGAACGTCCCGAGCTCGAGGCCCGGATCTCCGAGCTCGAGGAGCTCGACACCCGAGCCAACGCGGCCGATGCCGCGAGGGCTCTGATCGACTCCGCTCCCGAGGGCCGGACTCCGATCGTCCGCGTGGGTGAGGAGCCCGGGATCTACCGTCCCGACGTCCGAGCCTCGTTCTTCGCGGACGCTCTCGCTCGACGTGAGGGCCGCGCGAACGGCTCGACCCTCGAGCGGCTCTCCGCTCACGAGCAGCGCGAACGGCTCGAGGCCCGCGACGTCTCGACGTCGGCCTTCGGTGGTCTCGTGGTCCCTCAGTACCTCGTCGACGAGTTCGCGGACGTCCTCCGGAACGGCCGCGCGTACCTCAACAGCGTTCGCCGGCTCCCGCTCCCGGATGAGGGCATGACGATCGTGATCCCTCGCGGCCAGACCGGCTCGGCCGTCGCTGCACAGGCGAGCCAGAACGCCGCGACTCAGGAGACGAACGTCGACTTCGACAACGATCTGACCGTGAACGTCCGGACCTTCGCCGGTCAGCAGGACGTCTCGCGTCAGACCCTCGAGCGAGGGACTCCCGGGATCGACCGGCTCGTCTACGCCGATCTCGTGGCCGACTACTCCGAGACCGTGGACGCGTCCGCGATCGCGGACGACGGTACGTCCGGGACACACGTCGGGCTCCTCAACGTGACCGGGGAGAACACGGTCACGTACACGGACGCGAGCCCGACCGTCGCGGAAGCATGGCCGAAGCTGGCCGATGCCGTGACCCAGATCGCGAACAACCGGAAGCGGCCGGCTCTCGCGTGGCTCATGCACGGTCGCCGCTGGGGATGGTTCATCAGCGCGCTGGACACGGCCGGCCGTCCGCTCGTCGGGATCAACCAAGACGCGTCCGTCGCGATGAACATCCTCGGGACGTCCCGCGCGGCCGAGTTCGGGGAGGGTCAGATCGTCGGGACCTTGCAAGGTCTCCCGGTCATCATCGACAACAACATTCCCGTGAACCTCGGGGCCGGGACGAACGAGGATCGGATCTTCGCGCTCCGGCCGTCCGATCAGATCCTCTGGGAGGAAGGCGACGGGATGCCGCGCGAGCTCCGGTTCGACGACGTCGGCTCCGCGAGCCTGACCGTGAAGCTCCTCGTCTACGGCTACTCCGCGTTCACCGGAGATCGCCGGCCCGAAGGTCAGAGCACGATCGCCGGGACGGGCCTCGTCACTCCGACGTTCTAGCAACGTCGGACCGGCGCGCGCGCCGGACGAGCTCGACAGAGAGGCCCGGTCCGTGAGGACCGGGCCTCTCCCGTAGTACCGTCCCGATCGAGGCGACAGAGCCCGACAAACGGTCCGAGGAGGATCACTCATGGCACGACGAGCACGGAACGAATCAGCCGACCGAGCGGAGTCCGCTCGCGAGGCCCGGACGGATCAGCACGTCGACGCGCTCGAGCACGAGCTCGCCGGCTACGAGGCCCGGATCAAGGCCGCGGACGATCCGGCCGTGAAGAAGCGGCTCGAGGGCCGCGCGGCCGACGTGAAGAAGGAGATCACCGCGGCGAAGAAAGGTCACGGAGTCGGCCCGGAGCACCGCGTGACCGATCCGACCGGAGGCTCGAACCCGGCTCCCGCGGCTCCCGCGGCCGAGTCGTAGAGGCCGGCCCTCGGTGGCGACCCTCGACATACTGACGCCGACAGAGGCCGCGGAGACGATCGACGCTCCGGGCCTCTCGACGGTCAAGCTGGCGAAGGTCGTCACCGCGGCGAGCCTCGCGCTCGATACCTACGTCGGGCCGGTCGTCCGGAGGACGATCACGAACGAGCGACACGAG